TTGGCTCTGAATCTCACGCGCGTTAAGGCTCTCGTATCAGAGGGCGGCAAGCCGAAGCGGGAATCCGACGGCGGCGGACTGTATCTTGAGGCCACGGCGTCCGGCTCCAAGCTGTGGAAGATGGCCTACCGGTTCGGCGGCCGCCAGAAGACCCTGTCGTTCGGCGCTTGGCCCGCCGTGTCTCTGGTGGACGCCCGCGCGATGCGTGAGCAGGCGAAAAAGATGCTGGCAGAGGGTCAGGACCCCGGGGCCGCCAAGCGCGCACTGAAAAGCGGCGGGAACGATAAGACGTTCGACGCGTGGGCCGGGGAATACATCGCGTTCCGCAAGGCGAACACCCGGAACCCGGTCGCGGAGTCCACCGTGGACAAGTTCGAGTGGAGCCGCGCCGCCGTCCGCCGCCAGTTCGGCGGAACCCCCATCACCGAAATCAAGGTCCCGGAGATCGTCAGCGCGATCCGCAGCATCGAGGGCACCGGGAAACTGCACAAGAGCACGAAGGCAAAGACGTTCGTCAGCCAGGTGTTCCGATACGCCGCCGCCAGCGGAATCGCCGTCATGGACCCGGGTCCCGTGATGAACGAGGCGGTGATCAAGCCGCCCATCCGTAACCACGCCGGTCTGACTGACCCGCACAAGGTCGGCGAGCTGCTGCGGGCGATCGACGAGTATTCCGGGGACGCGTCCACGCGATACGCGCTGATGATGGCACCGCACGTGTTCCTGCGGGACGGTGAGCTACGGGCGTTGCGGTGGTCCTGGATCAGCGACAACGAGCGGATGATCTCGATCCCGGCGGGGGCCATGAAGATGAAGCGGGAGCACCTGGTGCCGATTTCGGACCAGGTCCACGCGCTGCTGCGCGAGATCCGGCAGTTCAGCGGAAACTGCGAGCACGTCTTCCCGTCCCCAAGGCATAGGTCGCGGTCAATCTCGTCCAACACCCTGAACTCCTCTCTGCGTCGGATGGGCTTCTCCAAAGAGGATGTGACGTTTCACGGGTTCCGCACCACCGCGTCAACCCTGCTTAGGCACGTCCCCGAGAAGCATCGCGATTACTCTGACGCGGCCATCGAGCTTCAGCTGTCGCACGCGGACGACAACAAGGTCCGAGCAGCCTACGACAAGGCCCAGAGGCTGGAGGAGCGTGTTGCGATGATGCAGTCGTGGTCCGACAGGATCGATGGTTTCCGACAGCTACCGCCGTCCAAGTGACCATAAGTGTAATCGGTGAAAACCTGATTACACCCTGATTACGCTCTGATTACACTTGCGATTACACGCAACTAACTGAATTTAAACAATAATACCTTAGTGTAAAACGGATCGTGGTCTGTTTTATGAATCTGTATGCTCTGGCGTATGGTAAGTTAGAGCGGCCCGATTACGGCGATCTCGTTTTACAAACCCGATTACGCAAACGAAATCATACGCTTGCGTGTAATCCGAAGTGTAATCAGGCGTTAAACGGCCCCGTTTTCCCGATTACAAACCCCCTCTCCGATTACACTTCCGTGCCCGATCTGCTGGGAATCCGCCTGTCCGTGAGCGCCGTCCGAATCAATTTTCGCCCAAACATCATCGAAACTGATCTGGATCCGGCCGCCGTGGGGGTGAGGGGCGCAAAAAAGATGTGATCTGACTCAAGGAGTTAGCGGATGTTGCGCCGCCTGTTCGTGTCTTCGTGTGTTTTTCCGTTGTTGTCGGCTCATTTTCGTGTATCTTTTGAGCATGAAGGCACAAAACGGGACTGAAAATCATGCTTAAATTTCTGAACGATGAGCGGGAAGATGAACCGAAACTGCAGGCGCCGCTGTGCTTGGCCATCTTCATCCATGACGTCTCCAAGAAGTCCGACGGCGGCTACGACTTCAAAAAAACCGGGAATTCCATCGAGGTTTTGATGACCCCGGACCCTGATGATCTGACGGCCCAGTCCTTCGAGATCATGCGGGCCTGGGTCAAGCGGATGTCGTGCGAAATCGGCATGAGCATGAGCGTTTCGCTGACTGACACCTACATCGGTGTTTGTCTCTCTCGTCGCCGCCCCAACCACAAAAAGCGCGAGAAGTTCGCGGCGACCCTGATTGACCGCTGCGGCCGCGGGGACTTCGATTTTCGCTCCGTCACGGACAACGGGACCATGCGCCGTCTCACGCCTGACGACATGCAAATCCAGATCAACATCCTGTCGATGCAGATCATGATCGGTCTGGCGACCGGCTACGACGTCAAGCTTTAACCCGCCGCCCCCGGCCAAGACACGGAGGACCCAATGACCACCATCACCGAAACCGCCGCCCGCCCGTCCTGGGTCCGCCCGGATGACGTCTGCAAGATGCTGTCTGTGTCGCCTCGAACCTTGAAGCGCTACGTGGCCGACGGCACCTTCCCGGCCCCCATCAGGCTGACCAGCAAGACTAACGTCTGGTTCGAGCATGAGGTTGTCGACTGGATGAATGACCGCGCCGCGGAACTGCGCGCCGCCTAAGAGACCCCCACAAAAACAGGATATCGAAAATGAACGCACCTGTGCGAACGATGAAAACTGCCCAAAACGTCATCATTCCTGATGATGGTGATCCGGATGTTCTGCCGGAAATCATCTACCAGCTCATCAGGGCCCTGATGAGGTCTATTCAGCGGACGAACAATCTGGACTGTAGTTTCGGGGCCGGCAGGGGGTCTGTCTGGCTTTCCATGGGGTCCTTCGAGTTTTCCCACACTTATGGGGACGATCTTACGACCGACGAAATGCTGTGCGAACTGGCTTTCAATGCTTTGTGCGAGGCCATGTCGGTCAACGGGATCCGTTGGGAATACTTCTGACAGTCCCGCACGAACAGCAAACTTAACACTTCGAAAACATGGAGAATGACATGAATGCGTTTGCGCAGATGGGACCGGCTTGCCCCGTGTATCCCCAGAAGACCGGCCCTAAGATGCGGTATCACACGCTCAAATTTGACGGCAACGAATGCCGGAAAGTCAGCGCGGATGTTATGGCCATCGTCTTCGGCGAGGACGTCCGGCGTTTCGCGAGCCGCTGGGGCCAGTTCCCGCTGATCCAGATCGACGCGGACCGCGTGGCCGTGGCCGCCTGCGGCGTCGCCGTCGTCGCGATCCGGGATGCCAACTGCAAGGCCAAGCCGAACCTGGACCACAACACGTTCGTCTGGCTGTCCATGCTGGGGTATCTGGACCGCAAGCTGGAACTGGGGGAAGACGCCGAGTGCCGCTGCGCGGCCTGCGAGGGGCGGGAGGCACTCGAATGAATATGGTCAGAGCGTGGCACACCATCCCCGAGATCAGCTATTTTGAGATGGACGACAAAGACCTCTTGTGCGCTGTCCAGCTCAGCAGCGTGATCGTCAGCTTCACCGCTAACGTCGGGGTCATCCCGCAGATCGAGATGATCGACGAGATGGTGTCCGCAACCGCCATGGGCGTCACCGTGTCCGTTGGTCAAGATCAGGAACTTGATGAGTCTGTGATTTCCGGTCGCACCAACGGCTCTAACTCGATGCACCTCGCGCGAAACCTGATCAACTGTCTGATTACTTTGGAGGGCATGCTGGTTCTGAGGTCTAAGGCTGACGGGTCGTGCGAATGACGGTGGTCCTTACGGTCAACGCCGATCCGCTCAAAGAGTGCCGGGTCGGCGGCCTGAACGCCTTCCCGCCCGATGAGTGGAACCACGCCCTGACCGGTCTGCTGGTATCCAACGCCGTCTCCTTCGCGGAGCATTACGGGTCTGCGGTGTCCGTGACGGTGGACGACGAGTGGATCGTCACCGCCCGGTTCCAGGGTCTGTGCATGCGGAAGATGCTCAGGACGCCCGCAGATATCGGGCCGACGGAGCTGGAAGAGGCCGTTGTGAAGATGTTCGCTTTCCTGTCGATCACGGTCCAAGAGCAACGGTTGGCGGCGTCCGGACAGTAATAGCTGTGGCCCGTATTTCCTTGGGTAAAACAGCGTTTTCCCGAGGTTCCCGTGTCCGACGACGACATCATAAATCTGGACGAACGCCGCCCCGCGCGGGGTCGTCCGCCGAAGTCCGAGGCCACGAAGTCGGATTTCATGAAACCCTGCACCGTATCGTTTTTGGCGTCGGTCCTTCGCAAGGACAAGCGCACCATTGAGCGAAAATTGGCGGGGGTCGCGCCCGTGGCTCGCGAGGGCAAGTCGGACCTTTATGACTTCTCCCAAGCCTGCGAGGCGGTTTTCCGGTCCGAGACCGGCCTGTCCGCCAAGGCTCTGGCCAGTCTGGACCCGACGCAGCTCCCGCCGATCACTCAGGCGGCGTTCTGGAACGCTCAGAGGCAGCGTATCGCGGTCTATCAGGAAGCCGGTGAACTGTGGCGATCTGACCAGATCGAGCACGCTCTGGATGCCATCGTTCGCGTGTTCAGGGAGTCCTTGGTCGCACTCCCCGAGAAACTGAAAACCGCGTCTTCCAACGGGAAGACGCACCAAGACGTCGCATACGCTATCTTGGAGGCCGTCGAGAACCAAGCTGGCCGTTCCGTTCGTGAGCTCAAAGGCAAGTCGTTCAGCTCGGAGCTGGCTCTCATCGAGGAACAGATGACCACGCTGGACCTGTTTGAGGCGGGGGAGCTGCCGGAGGATGATTGACGTCCAGCAATATGAGCGGACCGTCAGTTCATTGTTCGCGGGGTGTTTGGCTGGTCTAAGGCCGCCGGAGAGACTGCCGCTGTCGGAGTTCTCCGAGAAGCACATCTGGGTCGATGACGTCATGACGGCGGGCCGCGAGCGGTTCAACTTCGACAAGCACGCATACCAGCGCGAGATCCTGGACTCTCTGTCGGACCCGGAATGCCAAGGTGTCTATCTCGTGGCCCCGTCCCGGTGGGGGAAGACGGCCTTGGTGCCGAACTTGGTCGCACACACGGTCGAGACGAATCCGATGGACATCATGATCGTCCAGACGTCCCGGACCAACGCGGTCACGTTCGCCAAAGGCGATCTTGAGAAGTTCTTCGAAGCTAACGACTGGTTCTCGGACAAAATCAGGCCCGGCAGGACGACGAACTCGCTGCTTATGAAAAAATTCCGGAACGGGACGATCCTGAGCATCGTCTGGCCGTCCGCGAAGAACCTGGCGGGCGTGAACCGCGGAGTCATCTGCCTTCCGGACTATGACCGTTCCAAGGCGGACGTTGACGGCGAGGGTGCTCTGGTCATCCAGGCGGCCGCCCGTGCCAAGGCATACGGAAGCCGCAAGACGATTTTCGTGGACTCGTCCCCATCCAAGAACCCCGAGAAGTTCGAGAGGTTCGAGCCGGAATCGCCTCACCAAGCCCCGCCTTATCCGGGAATCTTCTCGCTATATAACACCGGAGACCGCAGGTGGTTCTACTGGCAGTGCGTTTGCTGCAACCAATGGTTCCCCGCACACCCCGACCACCTGAAACACGATGACCACGGCTCCAATAAGGAGCGCGCGGCGTCCGCATACGTCCAGTGCCCCAACAAAGATTGCGGTGCGAAATATAAGCATGACGGCGATCGAGAGTCCGGTATGCCCGGCAAGGATGAGTTGAACCGCAAGGGCCGGTGGGTCCCTGACGGGATGTCTCTGGACGAGGACGGCAATCTGGTCGGAAAGATTCTCAATCCACCGGTTCCGGGCGTGGATAACTACCGTTCCTACTGGGCATTCGGGGTTATATCGGCATCCCAGACTTGGGAGAGGATGGTTCTCGAACGTCTGGACGCCGAGGACGATTACGCGAAGAGCGGCGAGGATGGAACGCTCAAAACTGTCATAAATTCGAACTACGGCCTGCCTTGGATCCCGCCGCATGTCGGCGATGGCTCCGACTGGGATAAATATTGGGAGCGTGCCGAGGACTATCAGCACGGCGTTGTTCCTCCGGAAGCCCGTTACCTTGTCAGCTCCGTTGACACACAAGGCACGTCATGGGTCATGCAGACCCACGCCTTCGGTCCCGAGGGCCGGATGTGGTGCATCGACCGCCGCCGCATCATGTATTCCGACAGGGACCACGAGACCCGCAAGAACCCGGACGGCACGCCCGAGAAGGCGTGGGTCAGGCCCGGGACATACCCCGAGGACTGGAAGGTTCTGGAACGCGAGCTGGCGTCCCTGAGATATCCTCTGGCGGACGGCTCCGGCGTCATGACGCCCGCGATAATCGGCGTGGACAGCAACGGCTTGGACGCCACAACGGACCACGCCTACGCGTGGTGGATGTCGCTGTCGGGCCCTGATCTTCCGAAGTCCAGGGTCCGACTCATCAAGGGCGACCCGAAGCTGAAAGTTCTGTGTGAGACCAAAAAGTCGGACGGGACGAAACGCAGCGACCGCAAGGCGTTCCGGGGGGACACCCCGATCCTGTTCGTGTCGTCGAACATGGCCAAGGATGTGATGGCCGCCAACCTGGCACGTGAGGTGGACGGACCGGGTTTCGTTCACCTGCCTAAATGGTGGAAGACGGATTACTTCAAGGAGCTGGCCGCCGAGCAGAGACGCGGAGACGAGTGGGTCAAGATCCGGAAGCGGAACGAGGCGTGGGACCTATTCGTGTATGCTCTGGCCCTGAACCGGTCGGAGACGATGCGTGCGGACCGAATTGACTGGTCATCCGACCGACTGCCCCCATACGCGTTGCCCGCCGCCCAGAACCCGTTCGTCACCCCCATAACCATCTCGTCGGACGGCACCAAGGTCGTTGGAACCGCTCCCACGGGCCGCAGGCCGTATTTGTCCAGAGAACAGATGCGGCAACAATTCCAGGAGCTGAACGGTGGATTTAACGGTTATCCGTGAGCGGCTGGTGCACGCCAGAGACCAGTATCACAAGCTGATGATGGGTAAGGCGACGCGCGTCTTGGTGGACCAGAACGGCGAGCGCATCGAATACACCGCCGTCTCCGCCGCGTCTCTGCTGAAATACATCCGGGACCTTGAAGCGATGCTTGATGCCGCGTCTCGCGGCGGTCGCGCCGTCGGTCCCCTCAGATTCGTTTGGTGACCAATGGGGCTTTTCGACAAGATCAGAGGTGCGTTCTCGGCTGAGACCAGCATCCCACAAGTGGCGGCTTCGGTCGGCAGCGCTTACGACGGCGCTGACCGGATGAACCTGGAGCTGGCGCGATGGACGCCGCCGCTGATGTCGGCGGACGGGGAGATTCTGGGATCCAAGGAGACTCTGGACGCGCGCGGACGGGACATGGTCCGGAATGACCCGCTGATTTCCAGCGCGGTCGACCTGTATCGGAACGGCGTCGTCGGCACGAAGATGATCCTGAACGCGAAGCCTAACGGCAAGGCGTTGGGCCTGACGGACGACGCGGTCGACGCCATCCAGGAGGAGGTCGAGGCGCTGTTCGAGGTCTATGCGTATTCCGAGCGCTGTTACGTGGATGCTGCCCAAAGAATGAACCTTACGGACATCGTCCGTCTGGCCGTCGGCGGGTCAGTCTTCTCTGGCGAGTTCTTGGGGACGTTCGAGCACTTTTCGGACCGCGTTTTCCGGACAGCAGTCCAAGTCATCGACCCGGACAGGTTGTCGAACCCGGATCACGCCATGGACACGGACGTCATGCGCGGCGGGGTCGAGAAGGACCGCTACGGTGCCCCGGTCGCTTATCACATCCGCACCGCGCACCCCGGCGATTACTACGGGATGGGTTCCGCTTCCCCGAGGTGGAAGCGCGTCCCTGCGCGGACAAAATGGGGCCGCACGATGGTCCTGCACGTCTTCGAGGCGATGCGGGCTGACCAGAGCCGAGGCGTCGCGAAGATGGTCTCCGCCCTGCGCCAGATGAAGATGACGTCCAAGTTCTCCGACGTGGCCCTTCAGAACGCCGTCATCCAGGCGCTGGTCGTCGCTACTCTGGAAAGCGACCTGAACCCGATCGAGGCGTATCGGCTGCTGGGAGGGGACGACGCCGGAACCGGGAACATGGGCTTTCTGGGCGAGATGAACGACGCCTATTTGAACGAGGCCCTCAGCTTCATGAAGGCGGGCCAGACCGCGAAGATGAACGGGGCGATGATCCCGTATCTGCCGCTGGGAACCAAGCTGAACGCGAAAGCTCTCGGTGACGGGTCTCTGGGCACCGCGTTCGAGACATCCCTAATACGTAAGATCGCCGCGGGCTTGGGCGTCAGCCACGAGGAGCTGTCGAAGAACCTGTCGGAGACCAGCTTCGCGGGGGTCAAGGCCGCGATGGCCCAGACGTTCCAGCAGATGCAGGCCGTCAAGCGCGCGGTTGCGGACAAGGTCGCGTCCGCGATTTACCGGAACTGGCTGGAGGAGATGGTCGGACGCGGGATGATAACTTCGATGCCGGCGCACACCAAGGGCACGGACTGGGTCATGCGCGGGTTCAATCTGGACGCCTTGGCCACCTGCACGTGGATCGGCGCGGCCCGAGGGTCAATCGACGAATTCAACGAGGTCCGCGCGGCCAAGATCCGCTACGAGATGGGCCTGACCACGATGGAGCACGAGTGCGCCCGGATGGGTCTGGACTGGCGCGACGTCCAGAAGCAGCGCCGCCGCGAGGCCCAGTATCTGGGCGGGAACGGTTCGCAGCCACAGTCGGCCCCGGCGCCCGGAACCGACCAGGCCCAGGCGTCCGCGGACGTCCAGGAGCGGCTGGCGGCGGTTGAGCAGTTCGTCGAGGACGCACAGAACGACCAGTGAGACGTATTTCCTGAACCGACGGGGGCGTAGTTCAGCGGGAGAACGCCGGTTTTGCAAGCCGGATGTCGAGAGTTCGATTCTCTCCGCCTCCACCACGAATCGGTTTAGCTCAGTGGCAGAGCGGCGGTTTCCAAGTCCGTGCGTCCGGGGTTCGATTCCCTGAACCGGTGCCAAGATTCCAACAGAACGGAAGCAGGGCTGAATGCACGGTTGGAGAACTTTTTAAAATTGTTCTTCAACTGGCGTTTCGGTTTTTCTCGGGTTCGCCGTATATCATCACCAAGCAGCCGGTGATGGTTTCTCCGTGGTTGAACACCGGCTGCCCCTGTTGCGGGATGGGGAAGAGGTCTATCCCGTCTGGCTCATAACCAGAAGCTCCCCGGTTCGAATCCGGGTCCCGCAACCACCACCCTCACGCGGACTTCGTATTAATGGTAAGATGCCCGGTCGCCATCCGGGGGATGCGGGTTCGAATCCTGCAGTCCGCTCCAACCCCCTGAAATCAACGAATGTGTAAAACGGCCAACGGCCGATTACACCTCAATTACACCCTGATGACACTTCGGATTACACATAACTCACTGAATATAAACAACAATACCGTAGTGTAAAACGGATCAGGGTCTATGATGAGAAATCATATGGTCTTGTGTATGGTAAGTTGGAACGGCCCGATTGCGGCGATCTCGTTTTACAATCCCGATTGCGCAAGCGAAATCATGCACTTGTGTGTAATCCGAAGTGTAATCGGGCGTTAAACGGGGCCGTTTTCCCGATTACAAAGACCTCTCCGATTACACTCGGGGCTTCACCCGCCCGCGTGTGAACTCTTCAACGAGCGTTGATTTTCGGTGTTTATGACGCCTGAAACGCCGCCTCCATCAACCAGCGTTGACGCCGTCCGCGTCCATCCGGGCCCGTATTTCCCCCGCGAACCGATTTTCGCGAGGCCCCGATGTCCATCTCCGCATTTTACGACGCAGTCCGTCCCTTGTTCGGCGGCAAGCTTAAACAATCGCAGGTGGACGGTCTGGCGGTCCTGCTGGACGCCACGGCGAAGCAGCCCTTGTTTTACCGCGCTTATCTTCTGGCCACGGCCCAGTGGGAGACGGCGCACACCATGCAGCCTTTGCGGGAGACGCTGGCTTCGACGGACGCGTCCGCCGTCGCTCGGTTGGAGAACGCGTGGCGCAAGGGCCAGCTGAAAGCCGTGAAGACGCCGTATTGGCGCGTGGACGCGGACGGGAAGTCATGGTTCGGGCGCGGATACGTCCAGCTCACGCACAAGGTTAACTACCAGAAGGCCAGCGCCCTGACGGGCGTGGACCTGGTCGCTGACCCGTCGAAAGCGATGGTGCCCGCGATCGCGGCGAAGATTTTGGTCGACGGCTCCGTGAACGGGATGTTCACGAAATACCGTCTGGCGGACTTCCTGGACGGCAAGACCCCGGATTACGTCGGCGCGCGCCGGGTCATCAACGGCACGAACAAGGCCGCCGAGATCGCCAAGCTTGCCCGAACCTATGAGGCGGCCCTGCGGAAGCTGGGGGACGCCGCGCCGGTCATCGACGCGGAGCCCGCGCCCAAGCCGTCCCTGCCGATCGACACGCCCGCAGTCACGGAGCCCGAGGCCGACACAGGCCTGCTGTCCGCTATTTTTCGCCTAATCACCAGAATTTTTGGGAAATAATCCATGTTCCGCATCATCCGAGAGATCAGCAACACGGTCAAAATGGCCAACGAGATCGCCAGCCGAGCCGGGCACGAGCCCCGCTGGACGCTGTTTCTGACGAACCGCTCCTTCATCGCACAGGTCATCGCCACCGTGTTCGCGGTCGCGGGGATCTTCGGGGTGTTCCTGCCGGTCGACGCGGGCGACGTCGTCGAGGTCATCGCCGCCGTCGGGTTCCTGGTGTCCCAGGGCTGGGCTCTGGTCGAGAGGGTCAGGGGCAAGACCGCCGTTGTCTGGAACCGCGACCAAGCCGTCAAGGCGGTCACCGAGGCCGAGGCGGTGAAAAACGACGCCCTGAGTCAGGCGCTGGACCGGGCTATCCGGGGCGCGTGAGCCGTATTTCCCCACCAGATTAACGCGGGGCGAATATGACCGAGCCGGTAAAACTGAAGATCACGTTCCCCGCCGACGCGGGTGCCATCCATCTGATCGCGCAGCCGTGTCTGGAAGGATTCATGTCGTCTTTCGGCGTTGAGATCAGCGCCGCTGACCTGAAACCCGCCGAGTCGCGGGCGCAGGACTTCGAGGATACCGGCGATGAGTTCTGGGATAACCCGGATCTCAGGGCGTTTCGTCCATATAATGTGGTGCGCGCCGCCGACGGCACCGGTGTGCTGGTCATCCCGGTTCGCGGAAATCTGTTGTCGGACTTCCCCTATCAGGCGGGCACATACGCCACGGGATATGATTACGTCGAGGCGTGCGTCAGGCGGGGTGCGTCCGACGCCAGCGTGAAGGCCATTCTGTTAGACATCAGCAGCGGCGGCGGGTTCGTTCGCGGTGCTGACGAGTGCGCCAGGTCTATTGCGGAAGCCTGTAAGTTGAAGGCCGTCATCGCTTACGCCTCCGGGATGATGGCGTCCGCAGCTTATTGGCTCGGTTCCCAAGGCACGAAGGTTCTGGTTTCGCCCACAAGCGAGGGGGTCGGGTCCATCGGGACCACGTCCGGAAGATGGGACAGATCTGCCCTGCTCGAGAAGGAGGGCGTGAAGCTGCACGCCTACAAGACAGGCGAACGCAAGACGGACGGCAACCCGTATTTACCGCTCACAGACGAGGAGATCGCGGCGCGCCAGGAGCTGATCGAAGACATCAACGACGAGTTTCTGACAGCCGTCTCCTCAGCACGAAACATAAGCGTTCAGGACATCCGGAAGATGGAAGCCGGTCTGTTCTCCGCGAAAAAATCGGTCCGCATCGGCTTGGCGGACGCGGTTAGCACCAGAGCCGAGGCCCTGATGGCCGCGTTCGGTGCGAAATCGGAACCCCAAGCCGAAACAGGGATCAACGAGGGATCGGACATGACCGACAAGACGAAAGACACCCCAAAGGCTGAAGCCGAAGCGGCTGCGGACATCACTTCCGGCACGGCGCCGGCACCTGTCGTGGATGCGGGCGCTGTGGATGCCGCCGTCAGTGCGGCGGTTGGAGCGGCGCTGACCCGCGTTAAGGATATTCTGGGCTGTGACGAGGCCAAGGGCCGCGAAGCGCAGGCGAACGTCTTCGCGTTCACAACTAATCTGGCGCTGGACCAAGTAAAACAACTTCTGGCCGCAGCGCCCGTCGCCGCCCCTGCGCCAGCACCTCACACAGCCGCCAATCCGTTCGAGACCGCGATTGTTGAACGGCTTGCAATAAGGACCCCGCTTCTGGGGTGA